CACGTTGGTGGCGAGGGACACGCACTTGACAGCATCCGTCATGGTCTGTTAAGGTTGGTCAAAACGGGATGGAAGCCCACAAAACTTCTCCAAAACTAAAAAGATTTTTGAGATACTATCCAAAAAATCGAAAATAAAAAAGATTTTCGTGATAGTATGTATGTAGTGACGAAAGGAAACGGTTTACATGTCAGTAAACGTAGAGCTCGATGAAACAAGCGAGCACATTATTATCGGTGCCGATTGGCGTCTGAAGGAACTCTGCAAGAGTATCCCTGGGGCGACCTACGACGCCAAGACGCAGTTGTGGCGAATCCCTGTGTCGTGGTCATCTTGTTTGGCCCTCCGCTCAACTTTCCGTGATGACCTCGTGCTCGGAGAAAAACTAACCGCGTGGGCGACCAATGAGCGTGCCACACGAATCGACCCGTCCAACGCACTGCGTGAATTGGAAGAACTTCCTGAGGGCGAGGGTGACGAAGACCTCTTCCCTCACCAGCGTGCTGGTGTGAAGTTCCTTGCAACTTCTAAGCGAGCACTTCTTGCGGACGAACCTGGTCTTGGTAAGACTGCTCAGGCCATTCGTGCAATCAAGAAGATTAAGGACGATGGTGGAGAGGCTTTTCCTACTCTCATTGTCTGCCCTAACACTCTTAAGAAGAACTGGAAGCGTGAGTTCGAGAAGTGGTGGCCTGGAGTTAACGTTCAGGTTATTGCTGGAACCGCAACCCAGCGACGCAAGCAGTTCGAAGAAGAGAATGTAGATGTCTACGTTGTTAACTGGGAATCGCTACGCACTCACTCGCGACTTGCATCTTATGGCTCGGTGGCATTGGCTCGATGTCCTGAATGTAAGGGACACGACGCTCGTGTAACTGTCGGTCGTTGCGAAGTTCACGAACGTGAACTCAACAGGATTGATTTCAAGGCTGTAGTTGCTGACGAAATCCACCGCTCAAAGGACCCTAAGTCTAAGCAGACTCGTGCGTTGTGGGCTGCTACTGGCAATGCTGAAGTCCGCTTCGCATTGACTGGTACTCCTGTTGCAAATAACGTGCTTGACCTTTGGTCAATTCTTCACTGGCTTAGCCCGAAGGACTGGCCTTCAAAGACTCGCTGGATTGACCGTATGGTCAACACCATGCTCAACGCTTTTGGTGGAATGATGGTTCTCGGTGTGAAGCCTCACATGGAAGAAGAATTCCACGCAACTCTTAATCCTCACATGCGACGTATGTTGAAGGCTCGCGTGCTTCCTTGGCTTCCTGAGATGATGTTTGAACGCCGCGACGTTGAGATGTCTACCAAGCAGGCTAAGGCATATAAAGACATGCGTGAAAATATGATTGCTGAACTTGAAGGCGGCGATGCAGTTGTTGCTCCGTCAGTTCTGACTCAGACAACCCGACTGCACCAGTTCGCTAGTTCATTTGCCGAGATGGTTACGGACGAAGTCACTGGAGAACAGAAAGCTGTTTTGTCAGAGCCTTCGTGTAAAGTCGATGCTCTAATGGACGATATCAAAAACGGTGACTTCGGTGACGACTCTGTCGCAGTGACAGCAGTCTCTCGCCAACTCATTGAGTTGTTGAGTGCACGCCTCACTAAAGAAGGAATTGCTCATGGTCTAATCACTGGTGCTCAGACTGAAGAAGAGCGTCAGAAGGCTATTGACGATTTCCAGTCAGGTCGAATCAAGTGGATTCTATTCACTGTTCAAGCTGGTGGTGTTGGTGTTACCTTGACTACTGGTCGACGTTTGGTTATGCTTCAACGTCCGTGGTCTCTCGTAGACTACAAACAGGCTCTGGACCGTATTCACCGTATTGGTTCTGAGATTCACGACTCTGTCATTGTTATGGACTATGTCACCGAGGGAACTATCGAAGAACGTGTTCTTCAGGTCCTCGACGGCAAGGCTGAAAACTTTGAACAGATTGTGCACGACAAGGCACGTCTTCTTGACTTGCTTAAATCAGATAAGGCTGGTACACTCTAAACATGAGCGACGAAACTACAACAGAAGTACGACCATACCGCCTCTCCAACTCGGAGATTCAGGTATTCAAAGATTGCCGACGCAAGTGGTGGCTCAACTACTACCGACGTCTTCAGCCTAAGCAGAAGGATTTCACTGGTGCTTTGGCTCTGGGGTCTCGTATCCACGAGGCACTTGACCGCTACTACACCTCGAACCGTGAGAAGGACCTTCTGGAACTCCACGCTGAGCTAGTAGACATCGACCGTAAGAAGTTGATGGACGACTACCGCGACACCACCGACCTCGAAGCAGAGGGTGAACTCGGACGTATCATGCTTGAGGGATACCTTGAGTGGATGGAGAACGAGGGCATCGACGCAGAACTCGAAATGATTTCTACTGAAGAGATTATCGAGATGCCTCTGTTGGACGGTGAAGTCGTTCTTCAAGGAAAGCTGGACATGCGTGTCCGTCGCAAGAGCGATGGTGTTCGTATGTTCCGTGACTTCAAGACCGTTGGTGGTTCGTTCTCGGACTTCGCTAACCAGGCTCAGATGAACGAGCAGATTCTTACATACATGATGTTGGAACACGCTCAGAATAAAGAACCTGGCGAGCGTTCTGAAGGTGGTATCTTTACTCTTCTAAAGAAGGTAAAGCGTACTGCTAATGCACGTCCTCCGTTCTACGACCAGATTGAAGTTCGACACAACATCTTTACGATGCGTTCTTTCTGGCAACGTATTCACGGAACCATCACTGACCTGATGAACGTCAAGAAGTCTCTTGATGCAGGTACAGACCCAAACTTCGTGGCTTACCCAAGCCCGAGCAAAGACTGCAAGTGGAAGTGTCAGTTCTACACTATCTGTCCTCTCATCGACGACGGAAGTGCTGCTGAAGCTGCTATCGAGCAGATGTATGAGGTCTCTGACCCATACGGATACTACAACCCATCCATCGAGAAGAAAGGTGATGAGTAAGCATGTCAGATGTACAGCGTTCTCTAACCATGATGGTCTATGGCGAGTCCAAGGTTGGTAAGTCAACCTTTGCCGTCACAGCACCATACCCTCGTCTGATGCTGGACGTGGAAGGCGGTCACCGCTTCCTTCCAATCAACGTCAAGTATTGGGACCCCATGCGTGAGGAGCCGCCACAGGCGGACGGAACATGGGACACCGTAGTCGTGCAGGTGCGTGATTACGATGTTGTTCTGAAGGCATTCCAGTGGCTTCAGAGTGGCAAGCACCAGTTCAAGTCACTTATCATTGACTCCATCTCGGAGCTTCAGGTTAAGTGCATGGACAACATTGCAGGAACCGAGCAGATGAAGATGCAGCAGTGGGGCGAACTCCTTCGCCACATGGGTGCTCTTCTGCGTGACCTACGCGACCTAACGATGCACCCGACTCAGCCTCTTGAGGCAGTCGTGCTCACCGCTATGGCGAAGCGTGGTCAGGATGACCTCATGCACCCTTACCTACAGGGTCAGCTTGCGGTTCAGGCTCCGTACTTCTATGATGTACTTGGATACATTTCCAACGAGATGATTCCAAACCCAGACCCAACACAGTTGCCTTATCGAGCACGTCGCATGTATGTTGAACGTACAGACAAATTCGAAGCAGGAGAACGTGTCCAGGGTCGTCTCGGCTCAGTGGTTGAGCAGGAGAACCTTGGCGTTGAGCGTATGCTCGACATGATTTTCGGTGTCAAAGCCGAGAAAAAGAAGTCAGCGTAAGCTGGCTACTCTACTAGTAGAAAGACGAACACATGAGTTCACTAAACTGGGCTGATTTGGTTAAGGACGCTGGCGAATCCGCTGGCGGTTCTTACGAGCCGTTGCCCGACGGCGATTACGACCTCAAGGTTATTGAGGCCACCGCTACCACTTCCGCAAGTGGTAAGACTATGTTCAAGCTGAAGACTGAGGTCCAGACTGGCCCTCACGCTAAGCGTCTGGTTTGGGATAACTTGGTTATCTCTCCTGAGAACAGCACTGCTTTGGGTATCTTCTTCTCGAAGATGGCTGCCCTTGGCCTCCCTCGTGAGTTCTTCACGAACAACAACCCGAGCAACGCACAGATTGAAGCTCAACTTCACGGCAAATCCTTCCGTGCAACTCTCGGTGTCCGCACCTACAACGGCAACAAGAGCAACGAGATTAAGAAGTAC